GATATGTTACCTGCTATTATCGGTGATGAAAATATGTTGCCGAACTTAGGCGCTTTGGGTGCTTACTACGATAACTTCAACGGTAAAGATGGTTGGTGGGATAGAACCTGCGCAACTGTCGCAGAAGTTATTCACATAGACCCAAGAGACAATGGTGGCTCTATCTTAGTTTGTGGTGATGTTGATATTACTTCAATGGCAGGTACGATAGATGTTTACTGTGATGATATACCTTCCTTCGGTGTTGGTACTAAATTACTACTACACGGTCAAGCATGGAGAAGTCGTGAAGGTGAAGATAGAATGAGTGTAAATGGTTGGTGGGCTTTCGATGAAGTTGCACAAATGGTTACACCGGACTTTGATGATGACAATTCCACCGAAGGGTGGGATGCTTGATTATTAACACATGGAAGGCCGTAGGGGAGTTTATACTTCTTGAAAGCCATGAGAGTATGAGTAGTAGTGGTCTTATTACAGAGACCATGTATACTGTTCACTCGATTGGTAGACAAGTACCAAGTGAATTAGCAGTAGGGGATAGTGTAGTCTTAACAGAAGAGGCTATACTCTCCTCTCTCCATCCCGAAAGAACTGATGGTATATATGTTATACATTACAGTAAAATATGTGCTGTGTGTTCTTTTAATGATGACTTTGGTAGTTATGTAAATGGTGAAATGTACGACCAAGATATGCACGATGATTTATTTTAGGTGATAAAAATGGAAACAATATTAACAGGCTCAGAAGCACGTTCAAAGTTACTTGTAGGAGTAAACAAAGTAGCAAACTCTATCAAGGGTACTTTGGGTGCTAACGCAAGAACGGTAATTATACAAAACCCTATCGGTGCGCCCGTCATTCTTAATGATGGTGTTACCATAGCAAGAGCAGTAACCGACACAGACCCTTATGTTCAGATGGGGATAGATTTATTAAAGGAAGTAGCGTCAGAGGCGCAGGAAAAATCCGGTGATGGTACTACTAGCGCAACATTAATAGCACAAACATTGTGTAACGGTTCGTTGTCTCTGATGGAGAAGGGTACTTCTCCCTTAAAAATACGTGATGAGTTTAAAGATTATTTAGAGGAGACTGTCGAGTATCTTAAAGGAGAAGTTATAACAGACTTTGACTTGAAGGATGTGGCTAGTATTGCTGCCAACAACGATAAAGAATTGGGTTCAATGATTGCTGACGTAGTTACAGAAGTGGGTTCGACAGGTGCTATAACCATAGAGACTTCACCCACAACAGAAACATATATTAAAGATACATCGGGTGTCGAAGTGAATGCGGGCTACGCTCATAATCTCATGGCTAATTCCCCTAGAAGTAAATGTCTCTTAGACAACCCTTACGTGGTTTGTACCACAGAAAAGATAGAGAACTTTAATACATTACTACCTTCATTGGAAATTGCTGTCAAAGACGGCAGACCAATTATATTCTTCTGTGCTGACTACAATCCACAGATGGTACAGAACCTTTTAGTAAATATTATACAGGGTAAAGTAAGTGCTTGTATAGTTAAACCTAGTGGTATGCACGAACAGAAGCAAGCGTGGCTAGAAGATATTGCGGCGTTGACAGGGGCTAAGTTAATTTCTGTTACCTTAAAAGAAAGTATTAATAATATAACACCAAATAGTATGGGTGATGCAGACCGTATAGAGGCTAGTGCTAGAAGTACAATTATAAGTAGAAAGAGTGTAGAAAATCTAACACACCTAGATACTTTAAGGGAAAATATAGAAGGTGCTGAACATGAATGGTTAGCAGAACAAATGAATAATCGTCTATCAAGACTTACTACGGGCATCTCAACAATTTATGTTGGGGGTGCTACCGAAGTAGAGCAAGTTGAAAGAAAGGAAAGAGTCGATGATGCAGTTAACGCTTGTCGTCATGCTTTAGAATCCGGTGTTGTCATCGGCGGTGGCGCAACATTATATCATGCGGCGCAAGCGTTGAGAAAGGCAGGGTTTGACGGTGATGTTTTTGAGTTGTTTGTGAATGGTTTGCTAACACCTATCACTACTATTAGAGAGAATAGTGGAAACACTATGCTCGGTGATGTATTTCATGTAGGTAAGGGTAGTTATGTTTGTGGTAAGACAGGACAGTATAGAGACGCTAAAGACGATGGGGTTTATGACCCTGTTAGCGTAGTAATCAACAGTTTAGAGAGTGCTGTGTCTGTTGCCGCATTGGTCTTAATGACTGATGCTGCTATCATAGCACCGAGAGAGTAAGAAGGTTTATAACCGTAATCAAATGAGGAATATATATGAGTTGGGGAGAGAAAGCACCGAACAAGACTGAGACTAAAACAAAGACTGTCGAGCCTAAGACTAGGTTTGATGAAGCGTATTACAGGAGTTTATTTGAGAATAACACAATGAAAACTGTAACACATAGAGCCGCATTTATAGGCCATGAGAACACGGCTAAAACAGGATTGGCTCTATCATTACTAGATGCCGAAATCAAAGAAGGTAAAAAGGTATATATTTTTGATGTGGATAATTCGGCTAAATCAACGGTTGATTACATCTATCCTAATCATGGTAATGAAATTATCGTTCTACCGTTGCACGATGAAACAGATGATTCTATCTTTGATGCCGATAATAATGTCGATTACAAAGCGTTATTGGATAAAACGTCATACTACGTGAACATTCTTGCTAACATAGTTAAAGAATCACCGGACAGTATTGGTGGTATTATCTTTGACGGTGGTTCGACATTCCTAAAATGGTGTGAACACGCTATGCGAGCCTCACTATTGGATAGAGGTATCATTGAGACAGAAGATGGTACATTCAATCAGAAAGAATGGAGAGAGCGTAACCGTCTATACAGAAATATTCTATCAAGGCTTCACAGTCTTAATGTGGCTAAGGTATATTTCACCTTCCACTTGAAGGCAGTCTCGCAGTATATGGATGACGGAACAGGTAAAAAGGTTCTGATGACCGTTGGTTTTAGACCGGAATGGGAGAAAGGTACTATGAGAAAGTTTTCTCAACAGGTATTCCTAAGCAGATACATGAAGAAAGCAGACCCCGCAGCAGGTGTTGAAGGAGATAGAAGCCTTGCTGATAACGAATGGGTTGTACGTGCTACTATTGAAGAGATGAAAGGTAGTAACATAGAAAAGGTAGGTACTACACACGATATACTAAGAATAAAAGATGGTAAAGTCGAATGGTACGGGCTACCCTTTATGACGGAGTGATTGTATGGAGTACCCTGTAATAGTCGATTGTAATTCTTTGGTGTGGTTGTTGCAGTTAGCACAACGCAAACAAACTATTGACGGTAAAAGTATTTCTCAGATACATTCCGCTTCGTTGATGGTCGAGAATAATAGGTTATACTGTCGGTCTTTGGTGAAGGATGGGGTTACTTCTCTGATAAATATATCTATACCTTGTCATGGTAATGGTAATGGTTTGGGCTTCCCTATTACTGATATTGATAATGTGTTAGGTGTACTCAAATATCATGGTGGTGCTATTAATATGATTAACAAAGGCGATAAGATTATGTTCAAGAGTGGTAGTAAACAAACTACTATTGGTGGTAACACAAGTGCTAGAGCATTTCCTCATACACCGGAAACCATTAGTCAATGGTACACTAAGTCTAACGATATAGTGAAAAAGATAGACGCAGAAAACAAAACCTACACTAAGAATGACGGTTCAGTTATAGAGCCTTTAGTCTTGTTGGAAGGTCTCGACAGCACTACTATGTATGAAGCGTTTAGATGTGATTCTATGAACGGACAAAAGTTTAACCAATATAGTGTTTCTTATCAAGAAGGTGAGTTATCAATAGGTGTAGGTAAAGAACTTAAAGGTAAAACTACTACGGTGATAGACGTTGACGCTTGTGAAGCAGACCCAATAACAGCCACATACAACGGTGGTTTAGAATACATATTCCGCAATCTTAATAGTGATGTGAGTATCGCTATATGGGATTTTACAGAGGTCAACATGGGCTATCCTATGTTGATTACGCTAGGTGATGGCGATTTTATATTCCAAATGAGTAACATTGGAGAGTGATATTATGGTAAATATAACATTGAAAGATATAGAACTAGGAGAAAACAGTAAGGTGATTGAGATTGATGGAGAAGAATACAACGTAAGTGTTGGCTTTTATCCTTCATCTAATAAAGGGCTTCATAGAGAAGAAGCATGGTTGCGTACCGAGTACGTTGACAACGGTAAGACTATGGCAGAGATAGGTGCTATGTGCGGTGTAACTGCTATGGCTGTTAACGCATGGTTAAACAAACACGGTATTACCACTAGACCTAGAGGACAAAGGAAATCTTTATAAGCGTAATCACAGGAGATTATAATATGAGCCAAGAGTGTTTAATTTGTGGTGCGTATAATGATAGAAACTGTGGATGTTGGAGAGATAGATTATGGTAAGACCACGTAAGTTTCCTTTTACCACTTGTGAAAAGTGTGGTGCTAATTTCTCTTGGATTTTTTATGACAACGTAGAAGGCGAAGGCGATATTTATGAGTGTGAAAATTGTAACCACATGATAATAGATAGGGTAGTCGCATGATTGTCGAAAGAGGAAGAGGTCGAGATATAATTATCAGAGGCCGAGACAAAAACAATGCTAGGTACGAAAAAACTATCACAGGATATTGGCCTTATGCCTTTGTATCTGATGTGGATGCTGAACATATAGATGAAGCAGTTCGTAAGGAAAGCGGTTACACAGGTCTGTATGGTGAAAGTCTGACTAAAATAGTTTGTGCTACACCTTTTGACGTTAAACAATTATCTTATTACGGTACTACATGGGAAGCAAACATTCCCTATGTTAATAGAGTTTTGTCTGATTATATCAATGACGGCAACGACCCCATAGAAAACTACAACCACAGGACATGGTACATGGATTGTGAGTGGTCTCCTACAACAAATAAAATGAGGGTAATGGTAGTTTACGATAGTTTTACGGAAAAAGAATACGTGTGGTTTGTAGAGCAGACGCTTGCGGGGCAGGGTCTTAAAGACGGACAGGGTAAAGCCTACAAAGAATATGGTGAGTACAAATACGAAACACCTGCTATGGGTTTTGCTACTGAAAGAGATATGCTTATTCACTTTTTGCGACATATGAAAAGACAAGACCCCGATATTATAGCGGGTTGGTATGTTGTAGGTGCTGACATAAAACAGATAATGGAAAGATGTAGGGCTTGTGGTCTGTCGGAGTTGACTCTTTCTCCTATGAGAAAGGTTAGATATGAGTTTAAGGATTGGGCGCAACCAATAGTCGGTAGGAACTGTATAGATTTGATGCTTGCTGTTTCTAAGTTATGGGAACTAAAGAACGGAAAATTACCTTCCTACAAACTAGACGATGTGGCTTATGAGATATTAGGTGAACAGAAAATCCAATTAGAGAAGGGTCATAACGAATCGTGGTGGGAAGATAAGGCTCTCTACCTACACTACGCTAGACAAGACGTTAGGTTACTACCTAAACTAGATGAGGCGGTAAATGCGTTAGATTACTACACATCATTACAACACATCGTACAATGTGATTTGAGGTCAACGCCCTTTATCACAAAGATGTTCAGTCAATTGGTTTTGACTGACTCTGATTTCGACAGAAGGATTCCTACACAACCACAGTTTGCTAAGGTTGATTATGAAGGTGCTGATATATTAGATGTTGAGGCAGGTGTTTATGATAACGTAGGTATCTTAGATATAAAGGCTATGTATCACAGTAATGCTGCTAAGTATAATATCAGTTGGGATAGTTTAGACCCCGAAGGTATAGATTGTGGTAATGGTACTAAGTTTTCACAGGATAAAAAGGGGTTGCTTGTTAGGCAGATGGATAAAATGACCGACCTTAGAAATATTTTTAAGATGAAAATGCTTGTCTCGGATGGTGATAAGAAAAGAAAGTGGGACTGTATGCAGTTTGCTGCTAAGACTTTAGTTGCTTCTATGTATGGTGTTTGTGGAGATGCTAAGTACGGTATGTATCATCCCGACATAGCGGCTGCTATCACACACACTTCAAGAGCCTCTTTGGGTGAACTTATGGTAGAAGCACAGAGAGTAGGCTTCAATGTTATTTACGGCCACACAGACTCGGTGTTCTGTCAAATACCTACGCCCGAAAAAGGTTTAGAATTGTTGCCTTTGATTAACGAAAGAATAGCGCCAATGGAAGCCGAGTTTGAAAAGTGGTGTCCTAGACTAATCATGGTAGCCAAGAATAGATATACGGGTAAAGTAACTTGGACTGACGGAGAGTATCACGAACCAAACATTTACGTTAAAGGTATTGA